TTCACCTTAGCATCATATGCCATAGTGATTGCGAGTTCAATCAGTTTCATCTTGTCTTCCATGCGGTCAACAAGTTCCACGTCAATGATATTATATTCTACAAACTTCTGCCACCCTTTAGTATAGAAATCTTTAAATGTATCAAACTCAGAGTGATCAAGTTTCTTTTGTCCAAGTTCTACACTTGCAATATAGTCCAACCGATAAGACTCTTGTGCCTTATAAGTAAACTTCTTATATAGATTTAGGTAATCAAGTTGTGTAATACCCCCAACATCATAAGAGATCTGTTTACGACCCATTACAACAGTCTCACGTTCAGTCACCAAACCCCAAGGAGAAAGTCGTTTCATTAACTTCTCACCAAGAATACGATCAATACGCCTCACCAAATAAGGCATATCATACAATTCGCTATTCCATCCAGTCACAACTTCAGGAGTATTACTCTCAATCATCCACCAGTTTATAAAGTCATTCAGCAACTCATATTCTGTTCTGAAACTTTTGTAGATAATGTTCTCTTGCTTATTATTAAATGGTCCTTGACCCCATGTGCGAATCTGTTTAGTAGTATAGTCCTGCACAGTAATAAGAAGAACTTCTTCTGCTGCAGACTCTACATCAGGGAATCCATTCTCAGTCTTTACCTCAATATCAATCGTAGATATTTTGATCTTTGTAGTGTCAAACTTAACTTCTTCTTCTGGATACATCTCAGAAATATACTGATAGATGTATCGGTCATTACCATAGACCTTAAAGTTTTGGACACCATCATATTTCTTGATGAACTCTCTACAATCACGAACAGTTCCCGGATCTATTGATTCAACATATTCCCCCTCAAGAGTTTTATATTTTGTTTCTTTATTAGAAGGGACAAATAATGTAGGATAAAACTTTTCTCTTGTAGCAAAGTGCCTTCCATTCTCATACCCACGGACCAGAAAGTGGTCACCGACCATTTGAACATTAGTATAAAATCGTTGAGACATAAATAATTAAAAGTTAGTGCGAAATTATGGCATATATCTATTCAATATATAACAAATCTTCGAAAAAAAGGTATATAGGACAAACTATACAACCTATACACAAAAGAATATACCAACATTTTCATCAATCAAAAAAGGGTGTTGATACTCCATTATATCACGCATTAAGAAAATATCATAAAAGTAATTTTAGAATTGAAATAATTGAAGAATGTGATAAATCAATTTTAAATGAAAGAGAAAAATATTGGATTGATTATTATCACACTTTCACAGAGGGATATAATTGTGATAATGGAGGTCAAGGATCTATTGGATTTAAACATAGTGAAAAAACCAGAAAAAGAATGTCCGATTCCAAAAAAGGAAAACCTTCAAATAGAAAGGGTAAAACAAACTCTGCTGAAAGCAATTTAAAAAGAAGTCAAACTTTAAAAAAAGGATACTTAGAAAAAACCCGAAAAGAAAGAAACTATGATAATGTTAGTGGCGAAAATAATGGTAATTACAAAAATGGAAAATATTTAGGATATTACGCCAAATACAGAAAGAAAAGTTTTAAGTAATTAATTTTTGGTGTAAAATCTCATTATGAATTAATTGATGTCGGACATGGGTTTCGTATTTTTCCTTATGTATTATAGCATCCTTTCCAGAAAATTCCTCAAAAGCACTCACGAACATATAAAAATAATGCCAGTGATTTGGCGGAATATACTGCGGTGACATACACACAAAGATATGATCAAAGTTATAATTATCAAACTTATAATTCTCTTTCTCTACATTTTGATAGTTAGGAACTACCTCAGTATTATACTCATTACGTGCTTTATTCCCACTATTTTTATTTCCTATCCAGGTAAAAGAATTAAGTTTCCCATTTCCTCCCAACCAAGCACCCCAATTTCCTTCATGAACTTTATTGTGTTTTAGAATTTCATAAAATTCTCTTTTGTATGCATCTTCATCAGACATTTCTTCAGTATAATCTCCTCCAAAAACATCATCATGATGATCAATATTGATTAGATCAATATTTTCACAGTCAGCAATACTAAACAAAATAGAATCATGTTCATATCCAAAAGAAACACTATCACAATTTTTAATTCCTTTTAGAAATGTATTATAACAGAATAGTAGATTGGATTGATCAATATAAAAATGATTTTCTTTAAAATTACTTTGATTGAATAAGTTGTCCCATCTTATTGTAGGATGGTTTTCATAATAAAGTCCATTATACAATTCTATTGTTGGACCCATAATATAGTCTAGGTCAATACTTAATACTTTCATTACTTGGTAAGTTCAATATACTTTTTCAAAAGTTCTGAATTTGGATCGGCAAGAGTCAGAATCTTATCCGACGAAATCATATACCTATTATCAGAAGTATAATCAATCAACCAAGGAGAAAGTGTGAGACTTGATTGATTCAATAAAAATGGTTCAATCAATCTACAATCAGGTTCTCCAAGTTCTGTTGATACTTCCTCAATCTGACTGATCAGAATTTGATTGCTCATCAGTAGAATCACTTTGATCGTCTTGTCCATTAATCATCTCCTCATAAAGTTTTTCAATTTCTTTTACTGGAGTCACGACAGTAACTAACCAGTCATATCTTACAGGTATTTCCTTATCTGATGTAAGACAAATCCAAGGAGTAAAATTAACTCCTACATTTCTATCTTCTGGTGGAGTTTGACCTTCCTCCAAAAGAAGAACCTCTTCATTAGATGCTAGATCTACAATATAAGGATTCTTAAACAGATATCCACAAATCTTTTCATCAGAAATCAGTTCTTTGATATCGGCAATTACCGATTCTCCCGATTTCAATAATGCAATCTTAATCGACATTTTTAATTTACCTCTCCGAGTATTATAGCATAAAAAAGGAGGGGTTACAACTGGATTTGGCCAGTTCCCCCTCCGTCTGCGACGACGATATTTTTGAGAAAATATTCATAATATATTTAGCACTTTGCATTTCCATCCCTTATGATGGTTTCTTTTACCTTTCGACACAAGGGACATATTTCTATGATCTAAGTTATTCTGCTCACAAGTCTTTCTCAAACTGGTAGTTTCTATTTTATCTCCTTTTGGGTCTATAAGTTGATATGTATATCTCTTATATTTTTCATTTGTGTTATATTTCTCTTTCTTCTTATATTTCTTCTTATATTTCTTACCACCTTTCCAATTCCAGTGTAGAGAACCCGTCATACTTTTGCTTCTCTTTTCTTTTGCGATTTCGTATAGGTAAGAATTGAAATATCTACCTTTACTTTTCATATTGATATGGGCACATAACATTTTCTGTGTTCTTTTACTTTCTACCCCATATCTTTTTTCACACATCTTTTGTAGAAGTAGGTGTGCAATATAATGTTCTCTTCCAGTAAGCACAACTATTCTGTCATTGTTACCGAATATACTTTTCGGAAATACGTGGTGTCTTTCTGTGTAACCTTTAGGACAATCTCTATCCTCTGCCCTTTTAATAAGGTTACAATAAACCTTTAAATAATTCATTCTACTCTAATTTGACCGCATATGTATTTATAATAAAAAGAGGGATTTTCACCCTCTTCCTGATAGATTGCGGTCAAATCAGGTAATTTTATTTATTCAGTTTTTAGGTGTCATCTTATATGCGCCAAATGTTGTTGCTGAGATTGCTGCGATGATTGCTAGAATTTCCATGGTTCAGGAAGTATTAGGACAAAACAGGGTACAGCACTCCCCAACTAAAAAGAGATGCTGCTGTACCAAAAAGTATGGTAGTCATGGTGAAGTTCATAATGGTCTCCATCAGATTACATAATTATATAGATTATACTGTATCACTATGATACACTTCTGTATCAACCGCAGCAAAAATTAGTCAGGATATCAAAACCATACCTTCTTTTGATGATGTTCGGGCACAATTCTTCCCAGAACAATACTTAACAACCCATCCTCAAATTCAACTGATCTAACTTCCGTGTCCTCTGCCAATGTCCAAGATCTGGTGAAAGATCGTTGAGCCATTCCTCTGTGGACATAAGTGGTTTCTGATTCGGTATCCTCTTTCTGTCCTTCGACAAAGAGTTTTCCGTCTTGTGTGTAGACATTTACTTCTGCTTTTTTAAATCCTGCAAGTGCAAGTTCTAGTCTTGATTCTACGTTGCTGACCGTGACTAGATTAAATGGTGGATAATTCTTCGTTGTTTCGTGGAGATTAAACAACCTATCGAAGTATTCATCCATTCCTATGCTATTCCTATTTATACGATCCATCAGCGCAGGCAGGTCCGCAGCAGTATACCGTGCAAGGTTTCCCATGATTCTTAGCTCCTTTAAAAGCGAGTTTGTGTTTTGTGGACCCCGAAGGCATCCATA